GCTGCAAAAACAAGTAGTTATAGACTTAGACGAAGAACTTGGGGTAGTAAAGCTCGATAAAATGTCAAAAGATGTGGACTTAGATGACTGACCCCATCGAGATTCTAAAAGCATTACCCCCTAAAGACCGAGCTGCGTTCTTGGCAGAGCTGCCCAAGGAAGAAGCAGCAGAAATTTTAGATATCCTTGAAGAACTCAAAACCCGCGATGACCGGGAGATAGTGAAAGACAACTTCATGGAGTTTGTGCATCAGGTGTGGCCTGAATTTATTAATGGAAGACATCATGAACGAATGGCTAAAGCGTTTGAAGAAGTGGCGAACGGAACTTGCAAGCGGCTTATCATTAATATGCCGCCGCGACATACAAAAAGCGAGTTTGCATCATATCTCCTGCCTGCTTGGTTCCTCGGAAAGTTCCCCAATAAGAAAGTTATTCAAACTTCGCATACAGCTGAGCTTGCTGTGGGCTTCGGTCGTAAGGTGCGTAACCTTGTGGACAACCCGTTGTACAAGCGTCTGTTCCCGGCTATCGAGCTGCAGTCGGACTCTAAAGCTGCTGGTCGTTGGAACACTAATTTCGGTGGCGATTATTTCGCTATCGGTGTGGGCGGTGCCGTTACTGGTAAGGGCGCAGATTTGCTCATCATCGACGACCCTCACTCCGAGCAAGAGGCTGCTCTTGCTGCCTTCAACCCCGAGGTGTATGACAAAGTTTATGAATGGTTTACTTCAGGACCGCGTCAGCGTTTACAACCTGGAGGCGCAATCGTAGTCGTTATGACCCGTTGGTCCTTGCGGGACCTGACTGCTCAGGTTATGAAATCTGCCGCCAAGCGTGGCGGAGACGAGTGGAAAGTCATTGAGTTTCCAGCAATTTTAGATTCTGGTCGTCCACTCTGGCCCGAGTTTTGGAGCCTTAAAGAATTAGAAGCACTGCGTACCGAACTTCCTAACTCTAAATGGATGGCTCAGTATATGCAGCAGCCCACCAGCGACAGCTCAGCTATTGTTAAACGGGAATGGTGGAAAATATGGGAGGCAGAATACCCTCCTAATTGTGAGTATATAATCCAGTCATGGGATACAGCCCATGAGAAAAAGACCGTAAATGACTTCTCTACTTGTACGACGTGGGGCGTCTTCTATAACGAAGAAGACCACAACCTACCAAACATCATCCTTTTGGACTCCTATAAAGAGCGCTTGGAGTTTCCGGACCTCAAGGCGAAAGCGTATGAACTATATCAAGAGTATGAGCCGGACTCTCTTATTGTTGAAAAAAAGGCGGCGGGCGCTCCCCTTATTCAAGAACTACGGCGGATGGGCATCCCAGTGGGTGAGTTCTCGCCTGGTAAAGGCCAAGATAAAATATCAAGGTTGAATTCAGTTGCAGATTTCTTTGCATCTGGTAAAGTGTGGGCACCCCAGACCCGTTGGGCGGAAGAATTAATTGACGAAGTCGCTGCGTTTCCATCTGGCGAGCATGATGACTTGGTCGACTCAATGACTTTAGCGCTTATGCGGTTCAGACAAGGCGGGTTTTTACGCCTTCCAAGCGATGAGCCAGAAGATATTAAGTGGTTTAAATCTAAACGAAACGCAGGTTTTTATAATATCTAATGTTAAATACATACTACCAACTATACGAAAATGCTCTAGACAAAGAGTTTTGCGAGCACATTATTAAGCACATCAAATGGGAAAACGCTGAAAAAGCAAACTTAGATGGCGAAGTGGTTGAATGGCGTAGGAAATCGGACATAGTTTGGGATAACATTTATAGCCCAATCGGCTGCGTTGCGCAGTACAATATAAACCTAGCAAACGCTTTAGCTGGATGGAATTATCCTGTAAACTACTACGAAAAGATGCAGATGAGCCGGTATTCAGATGGCGGTCATTACGATTGGCATATTGATTGTTTTGCTCCGGTAAATGGGGTACAAAGAAAACTAAGCTGTAGCATCCAGCTAAATGACCCATCAGAGTACGAGGGCGGTGGCTTGGAATTAGAAGTTGAGCCTGGCAGAAACATGCTGGCTAAGCAAGGAAGCATTATTGTATTTCCTTCATTTTTAAAACATCGCGTGCAGCCTGTCACCAGTGGAACCAGATACGCAGCGGTAACTTGGGCATATGGCCCAGCATTTAGATAGGACATTTTATGGCAATAGATAAAGGTATGTACCAAGCCCCTCAGGGAATCGCCGAAGTAGAAGGCCCAACCATTGAGATTGAAATCATTGAGGATAGTGGCGACATTGGCGAGACAGCTGATGGGTTAGAGCATGACGATACTGGCAGCGATGAGTTTAATCAAAACCTTGCTGAAGATATTGATGATGGCGTACTACAGTCTATTGCTAGCGAGTTAATTGGTTTGTTTGATGCAGACGTGTCTGCACGTAAAGATTGGGCGGATACATATGTCGAAGGTCTTAAACTGCTTGGACTCAAATACGAAGAGACAACTGAACCATGGGCCGGTGCGTGTGGCATTTATCACCCGATGCTTGCTGAAGCTGTTGTTAAGTTCCAGTCTGAAGCCATCATGGAAACGTTCCCTGCGATGGGGCCAGTTAAAACGAGGATTATCGGTAAAGAAACCACGTCTAAAAAAGAAGCGTCAATCCGTGTTACGGAGGACATGAATTATCGTTTGACCGAACAGATGACTGAGTATCGCCCAGAGCATGAAAAGTTATTGTGGAATTTACCCTTAGCTGGCTCGGCATTTAAGAAAGTTTATTTTGACCCAAGTTTAGGTCGTCAAGTAGCAATGTTTATTCCAGCAGAAGATTTGGTTGTTCCTTATGGCGCATCAAACTTAGATAACGCTGGGCGCATCAGCCATGTTATGCGCAAAACGAAGAATGATGTGAAAAAGCTCCAAGCCGCTGGATTTTGGAAAGATATCGACTTAGGTGAGCCAACAAACATTCTTGATGATATCGAGAAGCGCAAAGCAGAAGAGCAAGGCTTTACTGCAACAACCGATAACCGGTTCCGTATCATAGAAATGCACGTAGACTATGACCTGCCAGGATACGAAGATGAAGACGGTATTGCACTACCTTATATCATTACTATGGAGAAAAGCACCGGAAGAGTGCTTGCTATTCGCCGTAACTGGTACGAAGGTGATAATCTTAAACTGAAGCGCACTCACTTTGTTCACTATCAATACGTACCGGGGTTTGGATTTTATGGCTATGGACTCATACATCTTATTGGCGGTTATGCTCGTTCAGCTACTGCTATTATTCGTCAGCTCGTCGATGCAGGGACACTCAGTAATTTACCGGGCGGTCTCAAGTCGCGTGGACTCAGAGTCAAAGGCGATGACACACCAATCTCCCCAGGAGAGTTCCGAGATGTAGACGTACCAAGCGGCTCAATCAAAGACAACATCATGCTCCTGCCATATAAGGAGCCAAGCCAAACTTTGATGGCGTTGTTCAATCAAATCGTACAAGAAGGTCGCTCGTTTGTATCAGCTGGAGATTTGCAAGTATCCGATATGGGTGGCAACGCTCCTGTTGGAACAACCCTAGCAATTCTTGAGCGCACGCTTAAAGTAATGTCGGCAATTCAAGCTCGTCTGCATTACTCAATGAAACAAGAATTTAGTTTGCTAAAAGTAATTATTGCAGACTACACAGATGAGGACTACGAGTATGAACCTGAAGATGGCCCTGCAGCAGCTAAGAAGTCGGATTACGATGATGTGGAGGTTTTACCGGTTAGCGACCCTAATGCGTCTACGATGGCGCAGAAAATCGTACAGTACCAAGCTGTGCTCCAACTGGCTCAACAAGCACCACAACTCTACAACCTACCGCTCCTTCACAGACAGATGATTGAAGTTCTTGGTATCAAGAACGCACAAAAACTTGTACCAATGGCAAATGACCAGAAGCCACAAGACCCAGTCACAGAAAATCAAAACGTTCTGATGATGAAGCCTGTTAAGGCATTTAGCTATCAAGACCACCAAGCACATATCACCGTGCACATGGCCGCTATGCAAGACCCCAAAATCTTGGCATTGTTACAAAACAACCCAATGGCTCAGCAGTTGCAACAGACTATGATGGCGCACGTCAATGAGCATATTGGCTTTGAGTATCGCAATCAGATTGCTCAGCAGATGGGCATGTCCTTACCTCCACAGCAGATGGATGCTATGGGTGAGGAAGAAGATGAAGGCATGACTCCAGAGATGGAAGCTAAGTTGGCTCCGATGATGGCTAAAGCTGCACAACAGTTATTACAGCAGAATCAACAGCAAGCTAAACAGCAACAAGCTGCGCAGCAAGCCCAAGACCCATTAATTCAGATGCAACAGCAAGAGTTGCAGCTCAAAGCTCAAGAGCAACAACGCAAAGCTACCAAAGACCAGACCGATGCTCAACTCAAACTTCGTCAGTTACAGATTGAAGAAGAGCGCATTAAGGCTCAGGCTATGATTGCTGCAGGTCAAGCTATAAACCAGGCAGGCATGAACAATCAAAAGCTTAAGTCTCAACGTATTCAAAAGGGCGGTGAGATTTTAGGTAAAGCCTTAGAAAAGCATGCCGACTTACATCGTCAGAAAGAACAACAGTTAGACACACAAGCGCACCAACGCATGATGGCTGCCCAACAACCTAAAAAGGAAACTAAAGAGTGACCGAATATCAATTCCTAGTTCAAGAATTGGAAACAATGATTGAGTCTAGAGCGCAGTCCGTTGCCGCAGGCAATTGCAAAGATTTAGAAGAGTACCGAAACACAACAGGGGTTATCCGTGGTCTTGCCCTTGCTGTGGATTTTATTAAAGACCGCGAGCAAAAAACAAAGGACTCAGATGAGTGAACTTTTAATTAGCGACGCCTTGGGAAATGTAACAAAACTCCCAGAAAAGGTTGAGCAAAAAGCAACACAACTTCCGAAGCCGGCCGGATACCATATTTTATGTATGGTCCCTAAAGCAGACGAAGAGTATGAAAGTGGTTTAGTTAAGTCAGCACAGTCCATGCAGTACGAAGAAGTTTTAACACCTGTTTTATTCGTAATGGCTATTGGCCCTGATGCTTACCAAGACAAAGAGCGCTTTCCCAGCGGTCCGCTGTGCAAAGTAGGTGACTTCGTGTTAATTCGTCCAAGTTCGGGTTCAAGACTTAAGATTCATGGTCAAGAGTTCCGGATTATTAACGATGATTCCGTAGAAGCCGTTGTTGAAGACCCCCGTGGGATTACACGAGCATAAGGAGATTTAAATGGCTAA